CCGGCATTATTTCCGTGGTCAGCGCATACAAGAAGGTTGGGAAGACCCAAGCCAAGGCCTCTACATCAATTCGGTCCAACACGCGCGATTCCGTACTGATCCTCATGAAGATTGCCGCCTTGTGCAAGATCAATCAGTCCGACGGGCGGACGGCGATTTTGAGGTTGGTCGGATGGCTCTCCCTGACTCAGAGAGCCATTCATGGCGCTGGCGAATTGTTTACTTGTTGATGTCTTTTATTGTTGTTGCAGGTGTGGTGGTTCTTACATCCCAGCTCGAGGACGTGCCGACTGTGGAGTATTGGTATAATGCAACAAAACAGACATGTGAGTACACCCAGGATTGGATCTGTTGGGATGGATTCGAAAGCGACCCTGGATTTGAGGAATTTATGTCGCAAAACCAAACGTATGCACAATATGAGGGTTCTAGCGTTTGGTGCCATACGTTGGACACACTATCACCCGATTGTGTGAACCAACCTGGATTTGATGAACGCGAAACGTTTCGCGTCAATGCGTGGAGAATAGTCGGACCTATCCTCGCGTTGTTTGTTTGTGTTGTTCTTGTAGTGTCTCGGTGGCCCGCACCACTTGTTGAGCTTGGCCAACGCATTGATTATATTCCGCATGCCCTGTCTGCGTTGGTCTATGAGATGTCCATGAACCCATCGTTGGAGGATTTGGAAACCAACTGGGCAGCACGATGGCGCCGGGTCACTTCTTCCCTCAATATTCCGGACTCCGAAAACTTGGCGCTACGCAATGGTACATTTGCGGCAGCGCGTGTTTATATTCAATCATCGGATTCGGATTTTCTGCTCAGCCACTCCCGCTCGACCCGCTGCGACAAGTTGTTCGCAGGAGTGTCGTAGTGGCTATGGGTGCTCGGGTCAATGAAACTCCACTCCGTGAGCCTGAAGAGTCCATCGTAGACGGGTTGGAGGCTGATATTGTTGTCCCCTGTTCCCGAAAGCCACGTAGCGTTGCTGCTGTCGCCCTGCCGTTTGGTCGTGTTCCAGGTATTGCACCACTGTCTATGGATGTTAATGATGCATACACGATGATGTGCGGCAGCAAGCAACGATTGTTCCGGCGTGTTCCTAAGGCCGATCCGGCCTGGTTGTTGAAATTGAAAGCATTCGTCAAACAATGGTTGGATGCTAATGTGAGACCCGTAGAACCCATGGACTTTGAGATGTGGCTTTTGTCTACGGGTTACAATGAACACAGGAAACAACAACTACGTGAAGCCTTTGATAAGCTCCAAGGGGGCCGCCCCACACTCAAACAGTGCCGTACTGTCGAGATGCATGGGAAGCGGGAGTCTTACCCCGAATATAAACATGCGCGCTCTATTAATTCACGCTCCGATGCTTTTAAAGCTTATTCGGGGCCCATGTTCAAAGCCATTGAAGAGGAGTTATATCGTCATCCTTACTTTGTTAAACATATGACTCCAGAAGAGCGCATGGAAAGGGTTCTCGGATTGCGTGCGGAGGGAAGTCTGTGTTATGCGACGGACTTCACTGCATTCGAGAGCCATTTTGTCCCTGAGGTTATGGATGCTTTGGAACTTCAGCTCTACAACCATTGTTTGGTCCATTACCCAGAAGATGCCGCGATTATTGCTCGTACGTTGGCCGGCACCAATAACATGGTGACTCGCTTTGGATTACGTGCAAAATGTCAAGGTAGGCGCATGTCTGGGGATATGTGTACCTCACTAGGCAATGGATTCTCTAATTTGATGCTTGCTTTATTCATTGCTAATGAGAAGGGAGCCCATCTTGATGGTATTGTTGAAGGGGATGATGGGCTCTTTGTTGTTGATAAGGAATTGAGCGACGCCGACTGGTTGAAGCTTGGGTTCACGATCAAGATCAGTCGGGTGGCCAATCCTTGTGCTGCGTCATTTTGTGGACTCATTTTCGGCCCGGACCGACAAGTGATTCGAGATCCTGTCCGATTCTTGGATAATTTCGGGTGGTCTGAGAGTTATATCACAGGGTCGGAACGTGTCCACATGGAATTACTTCGGGCAAAATCACTGTCTGCACTACACGAGACGCCCGATTGTCCTATTGTTGGTGTGATCGCACGCCAAGCCCACTCAATCACGATGGGATATGCAGCCCGCTTCACCGATCGGTGGAGGGCACTACATACACCCGAGTGGGCAGAGAAACCATTTGCTCCAACACTAGCCACGAGAGTGCTGTTCCAGGACATGTACGGCGTGTCTGTGGAACAGCAACTGG